GGGCGGTATGTCCGCCCCGGCTTTGCTGATTGCTTACGCGAGTACGACTACGCCGTAACCGTACAGCTTGCTTTCGAGATAGTTCTTGATGTTCGCAACCGCAGCGTTCTTCCAAGCGCCGCCATCGGCTTCAAAGAGCGCGACATCCGCGTCGCCATTCACGCGCAAGGTGAAATTGCTCTCCGGCTGGTCCACCTCAGAGAAGGTACGCATAGGCTTGAGGGGAACCGGATTCTGAAGCGTGACGTTCTGTGCGAGTGATACGCCCTGCTTGACGGTCAGCACCTGAGATACGCCATCGTCGGTCACGTTGCAATTCTGCTCTTTCGTCAGAGACTTGACGATCTTGAAAAGCTCCGCTCGCACAGGCGTTTCAATGAAGGTGGAAAGAAGCTGCACGTTGAACTGCTCGATGTCCATGTAGCTGTCGAAGCGGATGTCCGGCACATGCGCCTCCACGCAAGCGATGCAATGGCGAGCCTTCTTGTACTTCGAGGGCTGAGACATCAGTCTGACAATGTGATGATTCACCACCTGCAAAATCAACCGGTCGCCGCCCTTTGCTTCGGAATCAAGCTGCGGAATATTGCCCTCGGCATTCTCGCGAATATAATCGATCAGGCCGTCAAGGGTGAAGAAAACATACCGCTCCGGGACAGGTTCGTCGTCCGGAATGGGCGCCGTAATCGGGCGCCAGCGAAGGTTACTGCTGTCCCAATAGTGCTGAACGCCGTCAATTTCAATGAGCTTCTGGTTTACCGCCAGCTCGTTCTTTGCGTCGTTCTTGCCCTGGGATACCAGATACTGCGCCAGCTCAGTGGCGCCGTTGAAGAAACCGTTACTCTTGGGTTCGATGTTGGGGGTAGTAGCCATACGTCAATCATCCTTTCTCGTTCACTTGACTGCTTCGAGCCGCCCAAAGCTGATGGTGCTGGGCAAAGGGGCTTCATTGCCTTCCATGTCAAGCTGCCCCGGAACCTGCTCCGTGCGCTCCGTAGCAGTAATCGTGCCGTCTGCGCCGAGACTGAGCATGACCGTCTGCGTAAGCGCCACATGCGGTGCGAGCTTGGAGGACACATTCACATGGAACTGTACGGAATCGCGCCGCTCATTGGGAACGATTTTGACCTCCATCACGACCTTCCGCGCTGCGGTCGGATTCGTGTTGGGGTCGTAGACGTTCTGCCACACTTTCGTAAGCTCCTGATTGAAGCGTTCCTCCAAGCCTCCGTCCATCAGGTCGGACAGGCTTTTGATGGGTCTTTCAGCCATTGCTTATTTCTCCTTTCCCTCGGACGGTACAGGCTTGTCCGAACCGCCTTCGATTTTTGCCGGCTGCTCCTGCGTGCCGAAGCTGGCAATCAGGCTCTTAACCTCTTCGTAGCGCGCAGCCGGGGTGTCGGCAAACTTCGCAATTCCGGCCTTCTTGAGCGCGTCGCTGATTTCGCCCTGCCGTCCGGTCGCCTTCGCCGCCTCCATGAGCGCAACAGCCTGTTCCTTGCTGACAGTGGCGTTCTTGTCGTTGCCCGCCAAGTGAGGGAAAACCTCTCCGATAGGCAGAACACCGTCGTCGATGGAGTTTTTCAGCTCCTTCAACCGCAGCATGTGGTCGGCAGACCAGTCCTGCTTTTTCGCGTTCAGGTAATCTTCCAGATCAGCAAGGCTGATGCCCATGCGCTCGTAGATGCGGACAGTAGCGGAGATCAGCTTATCGCGCTGCTCCTTGTCGGCCATCTTCTCAGCAAGTCCAGAAGAAGCCGTTTTGCGGCAGGCGGCAACGGCAATTTGCGTAACATCGCCCGGAACCATCTGCAAGATGCAGGCACGAATGCGGCGTGATGCCATGTTCGCTTCGAGTTCGTAGATGTCGCGGTCGTCCGTCAGCTTATAACCGCCGTTCTTGGTCGTGCGCCAGTGCTTCAACTCAAACTGCCGGGAGATGTACATGTTCGTCTCCAAATCCCAAGCGTAGGCGCGAATGACGGAATAGCCCACTCCGCGATTGTCCTGCCGGCGTTCAAGCACTTCATAACCGAAAGTGCAGTTGCCCCAATTCCGGGCAAGAACCTCTGCCAAGCGAATCGACGGGCCGGTGACGGTTTCCTTGCCGCGCGGGAAGGTGTAAACCGCCGCGTCAGCAAGCGTAGGACGCGCACACTCGCGCAGAATCTTCTCAGCGGCCATCTGCTCATCGCGGGGGAACTGCCGCGCCATAAGCACTTGGGCTTTGACTTCGGCAACAACGCGGGCTTCGGCGTTCGCCGCCAGCGCATTTCCGGAATCATGGCGCTGGGCATCCTGCATGGACACTCCCTGCGCTGGGACTACGGCATAGGGATTGGCGATAATGACGTCGCCCTCAAACGGTTCGTTCATGGATTACTCCTTCCTCAGCTTCTTGCGCTGATGTTCATTTCCTCGAAGAACTCCACGCCCGGAATCTTCGCGGTGCCTTTCGTCATGCGGGCAATGCTATTGAGCGCCGCGAGATTGATCTTGCGGATTTCAAGCCCGTTCGCATAGGCCGGAACTGCCGTCTCGTCTACGACACGGGCCTTCCAGCTCTTGCTGACGCTGGTTCCGACAGCCTTCGCCGTTTCGATGATCTCCGGCGGCTGCATTTCCTCGACCATCTCGGCCATTGCCATTCCAACGGCTGCGCCGTGGTCGTCGCCGTTCTCCTGCGACTGAATCGCCTGAGCAAGCAGACGGTCAGCTTCCTCCTGCTGGCGGCGGCGAGCTTCTTCCTCGGCTTCGCGCCGTGCCCGCTCAAGCGCGGCCTGATACTTGACCATGCTGGCTTTGATGATCTTTTCAGCCTCGGTCAAGGGGACAAGCATCTCTTTTTCGCGGTCAACAACAGACTGATGCGCCGCCTTCGCCGCCGCCTTGGTAGGCGCCCAATAGTCCTTGATCTGCTTCGCACGGGTCTTGATCTCAACCAAGAACCTTCCTGCCTGCTCGTAGTCCTGCTTGTTCTCGATGACCATGCTGCGAGCTTCCACAATAGCCATCTGACCGGATTTCTCAAGCTGGTTTTCCAGCGAGGGGTTGATCGGCTTCGCTTCGTTGACCATAGTCTGTTCCTCCATTCGGGATTGCCTCCTTCTGTTCACGGCTTCCTTTCGGCAGCCATTGCGTTGTAGATTGCCAAACAGTGCAGGAAGGTCTTGTAGCCATCCTCCACCTGCTCGAACCGGTATTTTTGCGTCTTGAGAAGCTGCAAGCCGTATCGATGCCTGACCTTGACGCCGTGGCTTTTGAGTGCTTCACAATAGCCGGAGAGCTGTGTTGCCAGCATAACCGGATGATAGACGCTCGTGCATTTGAGGTCGATCACGTCAACGCCGCTCCCGTCGTCCGGCTCAATATAGCCGATCAAGTCGATGGTTCCAGCGTACCGAAGAATCTTGTGATACGTTCGATACTCGCTCTCAACCCATGCGGGCTTGTATGCACGTTCAAACTTCTTGAACGCCTCGAAGTACGGCTCGGTATCCTCGTCCGGTTCTTCGACGCCATACTTGACGTAATTGCTGATCTGTTCATGCGCCCGCGAACCGCGGTCAGCCGCTTCGTTCAGCACATCAAGCGGAATGCCGTTGTAGAGCATCAGGCTCAGCGGCTCCATGATCTGGGTAACGGACGGAACGCGGAAACCGCGCAGCGTGTAGGAGTGCTGTTCCTGCTCGAAATCAATCGCCACATCAGGGAGCTGAATCATAGAACACTCCTTTCATACTCACGATTCATGGCCGCAAGCTCCTGTGCATCGGCTTTGTCGAGAATCGCATCGTATTCGGCTTTTTCTTCTTCCGCTGCGCTGATGATCTCTTCGATCATGGAGATGTGCTCAACCGTCCGGCTTCCCGAACCCTCAAGCTCTTCCTTCGCACTGTGCAGGTGGTACAGCACTTCTTCGAGCGCCGAAGTGACGCTTTCGGCCCTATCAACCTGATCTGCCGTTACAACTGTCATCCTGCCGCCTCCTTTTTCGCTTCCTGCAGGAACTCCTGAATATCCCGCTTGCGCTCCCTCAAATCGGCCCCATCCTGTTCGGACAGGAAACGGCTGAAGATATTCAGATCAACCATCTTCTTTCGCCCGTTCCGGACGGTCTGGCCGCGCTGGTCGAACATGTTCAGCGTGTACTGAGCCTGACGGATGCTGATGCCCATCACAGCGGAAATATCAGCGCTTGTCAGGAAAATTTTTGCTGCCGGCATTTAATCACCGCCTCTCTCTTTGGGATTTCAGCACATTCATGAAGCGCTGAATCGCCGCTTGAGCTTCCTCGGCTTCCCGCAGAATATCCACCCTGAGCTTCGGGTCATCAATCTTGCCGTCCGCCGCGTCTCGCAAGGTTTCTCGGCGAAGGTCAACCAGATCGGCAAGCTCGGCGAACATGGTCATCGTCGCTCCGGGAAGGTCGTTTGCTCGTCCCTCCGGATGGAGCCGCGCATAGCTGCTGTACTTCGTCCGCATCCAGTCATACCAGATATTCAAATCGCCAAGAGCCTCCGCAATCTGGTAAAGGCTGTCGGGGTCGGGGTCGCACTTTCCGCTTTCCCAGTTGTAGACCGTGGTCGGATCTCGCCCGATCATCTCGGCAAGCGTAGCGGCGGTCATTTTCAGTAACTCACGCCGTTTTTTGATGTCGCTATTCGTAAACACCGCCATTTTCTTTGCCCTCCCATGCGGTTACAATAACCTCAGATGGTTTAATCACACCGCAGCGAATGGAGGTCTACGATGCTACTGCCGGATTCGGACAACCCCATCATGATGCAGCGCTGCAAGAGCGCTCGTTGCGCCTCGCGGAACCATTCGGCGCTTGACCTGTATCCGAGCTTGGCAACCGCCTTCTCAATGGCCTCTTTCTCTTCCGGCTTGACCCACACTCGAAATTCAGTCATGCCTTCGTGTCCGGGGCCGCGACCGCCGCCTGTCTTTGCGGAAGTGCTGCATTTGGTCGGGAACTGCTCGCTGAGTGAAAGATCAAGGTCGTCAAGCAAATACAGATCAGACGGCGAACAGATGAACAAATCGCATAGAGCTTTCATGCCGTCTACCGTTGGGAGGGTTCGTCCTGCCTCCATGAAACTGACCATTACGCGGTTTGTTCCTTCCGGCAGGCTGCTTGCCACGTCTTCCTGAGACAATCCGGCGCGAACTCTCATGCTGCGGATGTTGTTTTCCGTCATCCACACACACTCCCGTCTTCCTCGAAGTAGTTCGGCTTAAGACCAAACATGGCAATCAGCTTTTGGGCTTCTTGCGGAGTTGGACTTTTATATCCGTTTTCGATCAGCGAATACTTGGCCTGAGAGATTCCCAGCAATTTCGCCACATCGAATTGATTCAGCAATTTCACTCTCCGCGCAAGCACCAGCTCGCTGCGTTTCGTGGTAACGCTCACTCGTCGTTCACCTCCAATCCTTGACTTTGCCTCGCTCGCGTGCTAAAATGAATGTGGGTAGTAATATCATCATTACGCGCGCGTGTTTGCTATACGTTTTTCAATGCCGCCGCTTTGGCCTCAATCTCCCGTTGAGCCATCTGCGCATTTGCGTATAGCAGGGAAATCTCTGTGTCGCTTTTCAGCTCCTCCGGACTGAAACTGCGATACAGCTTGGTGATGCCATCAAAGTATGCCGCAGCTACATCTGCGACGAGCGGATACGCACCCGCTCCATACTCGCCGGTATCAAGTTCTTCCTTGATGCATACGAAGCAGTTGACTGCTCCGAAGTACCTGAGCCTCTTCCTGCCAAAATTCTCGTAGGGGGGGGTAGTCGTCATCGGGCTTCACGCTCCTTCAAGAGGATGATGATAATATTATATCCCAAGTTCTTTAGAAAGTCAACGAGTTTTCAAAAGAACTTTAGATTTTTTCAGAGAGGTGTCATCATGCCTGAGTACAACTCCGCCTTTACAGCCGATCGTATCAAACAACTGCTGAAAGAACGCAAAATGTCTGTCAGCAAAATGTTGACCGATTGCGACATAAACAAGAACGCGCTGTACACCATGCAAGCATCAGGGTACCTCCCCCGCGCGGAAGCCCTCGCCCGCATCGCGGACTATCTGGACTGTTCGGTCGACTACCTGCTCGGCAGAACGGACAATCCAGATGTGAATAAGTGACCGTATCGCGCTCCTTTCTTGTGGTATGATGATATTATAATTCACATTTGGGGATTTGTCAATGGGTTTCATTCACATTTGTGATATTTTTTCGGAGGGGTATTTATGTCTATCTGCGAACGAATGTTTGACCTTCTTTCCTCCATAGAGGGAAAGAACGCCGCCAGCCTTTGCAAGACCGTTGGGATAAACACCAGCGTAGCCACTAACTGGAAGCAGCGCAACACAGACCCGCCCGCGAAATACATAGTCCCCATTTGTGAATATCTTGGTGTTTCCGTGATGTATCTTCTCACGGGAGAGGACGCCCAGCCCGAAAGCTCTCTCTCCGAAGATGAACAGCGCCTGATAGAAAAATACCGCGAGCTTGACGCAGACGGCAAGGACGTCGTACGGGGAACAGCGATTACTGAACACCGCCGCATCGCTTCGAAAAAGAGCGCGGGCGCCGAAAAGATTGGATAACGTCGTCTATCTTGACGAGCACCCGAAATGGAGGAACAAACACACATGACCGTATCTGAGCGAATGTTCGCCTTTATCGACGCGCGGAAAGATAAGTCCGCGGCTGGTCTTGCAAAATTGTTGGGTGTAAGCACCGGACAAACCACAAGTTGGCGTCAACGGAACTGCGATCCGCCTGTAAAATACCTCCCGCAGATTTGCGAATACCTGGGCGTGTCAATCGCTTTTCTCGTCACCGGCGAAGAGGCCAAGGTCGATCTGGCAAAAGTTCTCGCCGAAGATGAAGCTGTTCTGCTCGAACGGTATAGGTCCCTTGACGCCGACGGCAGGGAAATTGTCAGAGCAACAGCTCTCCAAGAACAGCGCCGTGCGGCGGCGGAAAAGGGATTGGCTGAAACGCACGTTGGCTAATGTCGTGTGTCTCTCAGATTACAAGAATCGAAAGAAGGGGCCACCATGAAAACCACCAGCAGCAACTATGTCAAAGACCGGAGCTGGACGGAAGACTGCGAAGAACTCGCTCGAATTTTCGACCGGCTCGACGTCTCCGGAAAAGTCGAGGTTCTGAACGCAGCTTATCGTGAAAAGCTACGTTGTCTGAATCAATGCGTCAACGACAATGACGCCATCGGCTGGCAAGGAGCGATCAAAGATCGTTCCTTGCAATAAATAGATTCGGATTACGAATAGGATTCCGAATACGATTGGATTGGATTACGGGGACTATTGCAAGCACCTGATAGCAAATGATTTCAGATGATTTCAGCAGTAAAAAGTGCATAGTTTCCGCTATGTGGAATTGTGCAGTATTGAATTTCTGCAAGCAGATGATTTCAGATGATAGCAAGTGACCGCAAAATCGGCAATTAGAAGGATGCTCGCAGTGAATAACATTGACCGTTTTTCGGGGCAAGAGAGGTTCACACTCAATGGTATTGATACATCCGCGCAAGTTCTCGACTTCTGGTGCTGGATGGGGTCAGACCTCAACGACAACCTGATACGCGCAGCACTCGGTGAGTTTATCGTCGCTACTGCGCTCGGCGATTCCGTCGTGGATGAGCGCCGCAGCGGCTGGCGAGTGTTCGATATTCTCACGCAGTACGGATGCAAGATCGAGGTCAAAACATCAGCCTACCGTCAGGTTTGGAAGCAGCGCAAGCCGTCTTCTCTCGTCTTCGATGTCGCTCAGAAAATAGACTGGGAGAATGGCAGCAATGCTCCGAAGCGCCATGCAGACGTGTATGTCTTCTGTGTGTTCAATAACGAGCAAGACGTGGCAAGCCCCCTTGATCTGGAAGCATGGGATTTCTATGTCGCCGCGACCGCAGACATGGACGTCATCCTCGGAGAGCAGAAAACCGCGACGCTTGCGGCCCTGAAGAAACGATTACCGTTGAGAGCGACCGGCTACACCGGCTTGGCGATGGCTATATTCGACACTTATCGCAGCATTGGAGGGATGGAATGATGCAAATCATTACGCTGAAGCAGTATCTTCAAAACCCCGAAACGGTCATCAAGAGTGCTGCCGCAGGGGACTATACTGCTGTAAAAGTAGGCAACGGACAATGCGCCGTGATTATCGACGACACAGAATGGACGATGCTTCGGCAGGCTCTCGCCCTCTGTATGGAGCACCCCGAATGGACGGCGAAGTAAAAAAGCGCAAAAGGAAGGGCGAGCGAAAAGACAAACGCATCCAGATTACTTACACGGATGGCGTTCGTCCGGACGGTCATCCGAACCGCATCTCTTTCTACGGGCGCACTCGAACGGAAGCGCTGGAAAAGCGCGAACGGTATAAGCGTGAAAAAGAGCAGGGCTTGGCTCATGGTGAAAGAGCCACCACCGTGAACGATTGGATAGCTCGCTGGCAAGAGGCGTACTCCGTCAACGTGAGCGATTACGCGCCATATATCAACCGTCTCAAAAAGGACTTGGGCAAGAAGCCTATCCGAAGCGTTTCTGAAGCCGATCTCGTTCAGTCTCTATCTGCCTATGCTGGAATGTCATCTTCGTCCGCGCTGAAATACAGGATGATTCTCAAGCAGATTTTCCACAAGGCCAAGAAGAACCGGCTTATACCAGAAGACCCTGCGGAGGATTTGCCGCTTCCGGACGACGTTACTACCGGCACTCATCGAGCGCTTGCTCCTTGGGAAAGCGAGTGCATACTGAACAATTGGTCTGTGTACCATGCCGGACGTTGGGCAATGCTCATGCTGCTCTGTGGTCTACGACGCGGGGAAATGGTCGCTCTGGGCTGGGATGCCATAGACCTTGAGAGCAGGAAGCTGACCGTCAAGGCATCCGCGTCCATGCGTGGAAGCGTTACGACGGTCAAAGACAGGACGAAGACGAAGGCAGGTGCGCGCATTCTGCCGATCTGCGAGCCGCTGTATCAAATGCTGGTGCAGGTTCCTCCGGAAGAGCGAACCGGCCCTGTGTGTCGGAGCGCAAAAGGCGAGCGGATAACGCAGTCTTCCGTTGACCGGTGCTGGAAGACGTACTGTAACATGATGACACGCATCTTGAACGGCGAAGAACCAGATCAAAGAGGACGACGGCGAGACTGCGTTGGGGACAAGTACCGCAGTTCATCTGATGACGATGGCGGTGAACGCATTGTTTTCTCTTGTTTGCCGCACGACCTTCGTCACACCTATGCAACCGCCTTGTATGACGCAGGTGTTGACATCAAAAGCGCTCAATACTATCTTGGGCACGATGACGTCAACATGACCATCAACCTCTACACGCACTTGTCCAAGATAAAAGAAAACGAGGCCCGCAGCAGCCTCGTGAATTATCTGGATAAATGGCTCGATAAGCACCTTTTGCCTGTTAAAAATTGATGTGCGTGGTCAAAACGTGGTCAGGCTTTCCTTTGGATGGATGATTATTCAGAATATCATCGCATTTATCGGGGTTTATGCGGAAGTATAAGCAGAATACCGCATAAAATGCAAAACTGATTTTCTGAATGGGGTTCAAGAGGCCGGAAGTTCGAATCTTCTCACCCAGACATCGAAGCGATTGAAAAATCGCTTCTTTTTTTGTACTTTCGGGCAGATTTTCGTCTATTATGGTTGGAATTTATGCCGTATAGCACATGATTTTGCAAGCAGCACAGATTCCGTTGCTCCCGAGCTTCTGCCCCTTTTCCTCCCCGAAAACCGCATTTTCGCCTATTTTCACGCCGTTTCAGGGGGCAATGGGGTTATAACGGGGTTATAAAATTTGCCCGGAATCCCTTGAAATTAGCCGCTTTCAGGGACATGCCGCTGTACCGGCGGGGTTATAAAATTGCGGGAATTCGTCGGCGCTCTCTCATTCGGCGGCGGAATCCACTTCCAAGCGGGTCAGGTAATTGACCATCTTCGCTGCATCCGTCCGCTCCTGCTCCTTGTCCAGCTTCGTGTAGATGGCGAGAATCATGTCGGCATCGGCGTGACCCATCCAGCTTTGCAGCGTTTTGAGCGGCACTTGCGCGTAGTAGGCTCTTGTGCAGAACTCCACGCGGAAATCGTGGCAGCGGATGTTGATTTCCTTCCACGGCGGCAGCTTCCCCTCCGCCAAGAGCTGCTTCTGCTCGTTGGTTTTGCCGTACCAGCGCTTGTGGATGCCGTTGAGCTTCGTCTCCAGGAAGGTGATGTACGACTCGTACTTGCACGCGAAGGCGGACTGCGACATGATGCCGCCGTTCTCCTTGTGGCAAACCAGCCCGTGCCGCCCTTTCAGCGCCTCTTCCAGCGGAGGAAGCAGCGGCACAGTGCGGATGGCGGAAGCGGTTTTTCCCTTCGTGAGCTTCGGGCGATTGCCTTCGCTGAACGACACAGCGCCGCGGACGGCAATCGTCTTTTTCTCGAAATCCACATCGCGGTCGATGTTCAGGTGGAGCATTTCTCCCCTGCGGAAGCCGGTGTAGAGCATCACCATCGCCGCCAGGCCGAAGTCGTGCTCCTGCCATGTACTGCGAATCAGTGCCCGTTCCCACGGCTCCAAGCAGCGGTGTCCGCCCGTTTTCTTGCATTTGGGACGCTGCACGCCCGCCATCGGATTGCGAATCAGCGCACCGTTGGACACGGCGTTGCGGAAGATGCCGTTCATGAGTGAGGCAAACTTGCTCACATAGGACGAGGAATAGCAGCTCAGCTTGTTAAAGATGGCTTGCAAGTCGTTCGCGTTAATGTCGCAGATGAACCGCTTCCGCGTATGGTCGGCGGCAAAGCGAATCATGTTGGCATATTGCTTCTGCAAGGGTACGCTGCAATCGGAGCGGTAAATTTCCAGCCAATTCAGCGCATAATCCAAAAAGGTAATTCCTTCGAGGTCGTGGCTGAGTCCCATTTGCTCCTTCTGCTTGTACGCATCGCGGGCCTTCATGGCTTCCGCCTGCGTTTTGCCGTAAAACTGCTTGTCATGGTACTTCACCTTGAAGTAGCCGTCGGTACGTTGGGTTAATTTCTGACGAGGCATTGATGTTCCTCCTTATCAATCGCCCCGTGCTGTGTATGCTGATTCAATTGTCAAGGTGCTACGATGATCATAGCACACATTCCAGCACGGGGCAAGTACATTTTGCGAAAAAATTCAGGTGACAGCAATCGGCGGCTGACCATCCAGCCAGCGCTGAAGCCCTTCCCGGTTGATGAGAATCCTGCTGCCGATGCTGAACGCGGGAAAGCCTGATTTTCGCACCAGCTTCCGCGCCGTTGGCAGGGAAATGTGCAGCTCGTCTGCCAGCTCCGCCATCGTCAGCGTCATCTTGGGGACTTTGTGCGCGGACTCCGCTTGATTTTCTTCCGCCCGATCGTCCGCCGGAACGCGATTGAACATTCTTTCACCTCCGAAATGGAGACGCAGGGCCATATCCGACATGCTGACACGCCGGATGCGAACCTTTTCTGCGTCTCCTATCATTATATTGAAACAATTTGTTTTGCTGATTTGGATATGTCCGGCATGTCAAGCCGCGAAACACCTTGCCGCAGCGGGGACTTCCGCGACATATTCCCCGACATTCGGACGACAGGCAGCATGTCAGAAGGGCGGTTCTTCGTCCACGACGGTGCAGCCGCCAAACGTCAGCTGTGCAGGCGGCG